ATTTGATGCCCCTTGTTAGGAAAAGTTAGGAATTGGATTACTTAAACTTGTTGATAATTGTCTTTTGAGAGTAATTATCTTTAAGAGACAAGGTTTTGGTTTTGTGCCAGTAATTGGCTGAATCAAGCTCCCATAATTCCCATTTTCTGAAAACTGTAGGCTTGTTTTGATAAGTGTACTTGTCGGTCGACAGGTATTTTTTAGTTAAATCTTGATTGAAAAATAACATAATTACCTCACTAAGTTAGGAAATAGTGTACTGCAGTACCCATTATAGGCATTAGATAGATTATGTCAACGGATAAATATATTGTATTTTTCTATTGATTAAATATATATGATAGTATTAAGATATAACATCATAAATATATAATAAGAACATCATAAATATATAATATGTTTACTGTAGTGATATATATTAAGCACAAATAAATTGTAAACGGATAACGTGAAAGACTGTTAACTATCTGCCCTCCGATATTTAACAATTGGCAAGGGGCATTGGGTACCGATGCAGCACGCAATAGCACGCATACATGGCGTCAGACAGCCTGTAGCAGCATGATTCGGGCATGGGCATGGGCAGGGCAGACTTGATACGCTGACACGCTGACGGTTGGCGATTGCGTTGGACTCGAGACCCTTGGAGTCGGTGCCCCTTTCGTTTCTCCCCCCAAAAAAAATATGTGTTTTTCTGGTATTCTCCGTTTAGATTTTCCTTCTGTGTGACCTGCCCCTTCCTCCGGGGTTTTAGACCATCCTTGCGGTGGTCTTTTTTTTCGTCTATAGTGTGTATATTGGTTAGAAGGGATAGATATGATTAACTTAGAAGTAGATAAGACGGTGCCGTTGCCGGAGGGGAAGAAGAGGTATCCGTATGCCAGCATGGAAGTCGGCGATAGTTTTTTCGTCGACTCTGGCAAGTTGCAGGTGGTGTGTAATGCGAACTATCGGGCATCTAAGCGGTTAGGGATGCAATTCATAGCTAGGAAGGAACCAGAGGGGGTAAGGGTATGGAGAACGAATTAAAGGAAAAAAACTTTACGTCCGAAAGGAGTATACAAATATCGGACACAAAACCCGCAGAATCCTCACGAGCGTGGGTAGGGCTGACGGATGATGAGCGAGATGAAATACGAGAGCAAGCTCATTATAAGTTTGACGACATTTCTAATGCGATTGAAGCCAAGCTAAAGGAGAAGAACAATGGATAACGAAGTAGAAGTGCCAAGAGATGAAGATTCAGGTGTCTTGAAGTTTGATGTAGACATGACGGTGGATACGTTTTTAGACCAGTACATGATTTGGCGTATGAAAGATACGTTGCGTTTTGAGGAGGACCCTAGAGTTCGTAGGGCTTGCCATGAGTTGTTGGCTTACATGAGTGTTCAAGGGGAAAGCAATGACGGAAGCGATGAATAACTTAATGCCTCTAGCGATGGAGGATGTTAAGAAGGCGTACATGGAGAAGGTCTACACGATGAGCCATGCTGAACTCTTTCATGAGTTAATGCGTGTTCATACAGCGTCGGCTAAGTTACTTCGTGATGCTCATGATGAGAATGAGCGTTTGAAAGACAGTCTTGAACGGCTTAAAACATTTAACTGATACATACGCTGAAGAACTCTTACTGTCTCGCACTCTTTTGAAGAACGAGATGTTAAGGGCTACGTTAGCTATTACTCCAACGGACAAGAGGAAACTCTTAAAGATTTGGGGTGAGATGTATAAGCCTGAGATAGTTGATGAGCTGCTTCGTGTTGCTAAGGACAAGGATGCGCGGCACAAGATAGCTAACTGGAACCTTGGGCAATTCAACAGCGAACGACGAAAGTCTAAATGAAGTTTAATCTGAAACAGTTTTACCAGTTCTGCTCTGAGCTAAAGATTGAAACCAAAGAGCAGGGCTTACGCAAGATGGATAACCTTCTCGGCACTCAGACCTATGTCATGGATGAGATTGCTACTGGACTAGAGAACGGTATCCATTTTTTTGTCATTCTTAAAGGCCGTCAATTAGGTATTACTACAATCAGTCTAGCCTTAGACCTTTACTGGCACTACATCAATGCGGGGTTAAATGGAACACTTGTTACAGACACAGAAGAAAACAGAGATATGTTCCGAGGAACGCTCGGAGCCTATATGGATGGTTTACCTAAAGAGTACAAAATACCCATACTTGCACACAATAGAAACTCGCTTTCCCTCAAAAACCGCAGCCGTATCTTTTATCAAGTCGCTGGGCTTAGGGCGAAAGGAAGCCTTGGTCGTGGCAAGGGTATCACCTTTCTTCATGGAACAGAGACGTCTTCGTGGGGCGATGAAGAAGGACTAGCATCCTTGCTGGCTTCGCTTGCAGAGACAAATCCTAAACGTCTTTACATCTTCGAGTCTACTGCTCGCGGCTTTAATATGTTTCACGATATGTACGTGACAGCTAAGAGAGCGAGAACGCAGAAGGCAATCTTTTGTGGCTGGTGGCGCAACGAGTTCTATTCTGCTGCGCCTGATACAGATGTCTACAAAGTCTATTGGGACGGCAAACTTACACCTGAAGAAAAAGAATGGACGCGAGATATTAAGAAGCTCTACAACTACGAAATCAATTCCAGACAGATGGCGTGGTGGCGTTGGAAGATGCTTGAAGGCATTAAAGACGATGCCCTAATGTATCAAGAGTTCCCGCCGACAGAAGACTATGCGTTCGTCATGACCGGCACATCGTTCTTTTCAAACTCACGGTGTACTGACGCCATGAAGATTGCTAAGAAGATTGACTGCGACAACTATCGCTATGCAATGGGTGTCAACTTCCAAGATATGCAAGTCTTAAAGTCTACTGACCGCTTGTCTACCTTAAAGATATGGGAAGAACCTTTAGACACAGCCTACTACGTTATTGGGGCAGACCCTGCTTACGGTTCATCCGATTGGGCAGATAGATTCTGTATTCAAGTCTTCCGTTGCTATTCAGACGGCATGGAACAAGTCGCAGAGTTTGCAACTTCAGAGATGAACACGTATCAGTTTGCGTGGGTCATTGCTCACTTGGCGGGTGCTTACAAGAACTCGACACTTAACCTTGAGGTCAATGGTCCGGGTCAAGCGGTGCTAAACGAGATTAAGAACTTACGACGTCAGGCTGCAAGCATGGGCAACAAAATGGGCAAGGACTTGATGGACGTCTTTGGTTCCATGTCGAACTATATCTGGCGGCGTAACGACACGATGGGCGGTATCTCTAACTCGCTTGGCTGGCTAACGACAGCAGCAACCAAAGAACGAATGATGAGTTACACCAAAGACTTGTTTGAGCGCGGTATGTTAGATGTCTATTCCGTAGACACCATTGAGGAGATGAAGACCATCATCCGTGATGGCGCATCTATTGAGGCTTCGGGTAGAAACAAGGACGACCGGGTAATGGCGATGGCCTTAGCTTGTGCTGCGTATTCAGAGCAGGTTCAGCCTCAGTTAATTCAACGCAAACTAAGCCGAAAAGTATCCAGAGAATTAGAAAGCAAGACGCCTGAGCAATTGTCTGTAGGCAAAGGTGTATCCAACTATTTGAAAGCGATTGGTGTCTATGGCGCATAATCAATTAACCATCGTATCTGTTCACGGACATACAGATGGGTCATCCACCTTGCCGTCCATTATCCGCAGTATGCGGGAACTACCGGGGTCCAGAGGGCTGTTAATTTCTCCAGCCAAGCCAGCCAACATTCCAGACCATATTGAATGGAAGCATTGCTTTCCTTTCGACTACCGGGGTTACAGCACATTTATCATGCATTGTCTGCATGAGTTCATTACTACAGACTTTTGCCTGATTGTGCAAGATGATGGGTGGGTTTTGGACGGCACCAATTGGAGAGATGATTATTACACCTACGATTACATTGGCGGCATTACTCATGCTGGTCTGGTGGGCAACACACTACATCTAGGCTTTGAGTGGACTAAGTTTGAAGACCCGGTTCTTGTCTTAAACGGCGGCTTTTCCTTGCGTAGCAAAAGGTTCCTAGAAGCTCCAAGTAAGCTAGGCATTGTTCAAAACTATTCTCATGACATTCATCTATGGAATGAAGACATACAACTGTCCTGCCTAAAGCGTGGACTCTTTGAGTCCTTGGGATTCAAGTATTCACCTAACGAAGTAGCTAAATACTTCTCGCTAGAACACATAGCTCCCAAGTTTCATGACGATATGGACTTTTCTAAACTCCTTGGTCATCATTCAACCACCCGTAAGCTAATCCGAGACAATGAAATACTTCTCCCAATAAGCATACAAAGCGCATACCGAGAAACAGAGTTCTTGAACTTCCTTCAATCTAAAGGCTACATCCTTAACTATGTCGCAGCAGGTTCTGACCAAACGTGAACTAATGACGCAAATGCGTCGTTTCATTAGAGACAAGGAGCGCGGCATCTCTATGAAGCTCTTTGCTGACTTATGTGGCGTCAACAAAGCCCACCTGCTTGACGTCTTCTGGTATCGAGTCGAACCCTTGACCGAATATATCCAGCGCAGAGTCGATAAAGGCTACAAAGCATGGAAGAACGGCGAGGTAGCCATTATGCAAAATCGCAACCGTAGCAAATACGTTGAGTACCGCAGAGAAGCTAAACCACGAATTATGCCCACTACTGGCCTACAAATGATTAATGGCAAGATAGGGATTAGATTGGGTATGAGGAATATAGACGATTATTCACAACCACCATTATTTGAAGGGGATAACAATGGCAGTTCTACATGATTACAAATGTCCAAGGCACGGCTATTTTGAGAGCCGCAAAGCGCAATGCCCTATGAAAGACTGCGTTGACGAGGTAGCTATTGTCTATTTGCAGCCTGTTGGCATGATGTCTGACGGCACAAAGAAGAACGATAAGACAATTAAGCAGCTTGCAATGGATTTTGACATGACTAACGTCAAATCGACCCGTGCTGGCGAGAATCAGGCTGGATACTTCACCAGAAAGAACAAAACCTCTAAAAAACAGCTTGATAAAGAAGCAGCGGAAGCACAACGCCGTGCTAACGAGCCTAAACCAAGAGATGCCGCTATTTGGGGCGGCGATGGACGCTATAGCATGGGAAGCCTACTAAAAGGCGGGGCTGTGCGCTCAGTTATGGGAGAATCGGTCGGAATAAACCCCAAAGACGTTGGGAACTTGACAGGACCTATGGCGGCGAGTTATGTTGCCGACCATGAGAATCTACAGGTAAAGCCTTAAATGCGGATACCAACCAACGACGCTGAACGAGAGTTTTTTTATCGTGACCTAATAGAAAAATGCATGGTGTCTCTAGCGGAGCGCAAAGGGGATTACGCCTCTCTGCGCTCTTGGTTTTTGTTCGGTGCTGGTTCTAATGAAAATCCAGCCCTGTTCAACAAAATATATCCGCACGTTGACCAGCTAACATCGTTTCTCTATTCAGCAGAAACAACTCGCTTCTCAATCAATGTTGGTGCCGCTGTTTCAGACATGGAACACATCAAGATTCCAAAGCTGACATCTGCGCTAAATGATGAGTGGCTAAACTCAAACGCTGACCAAGTATTTTCTTCTGCTCTAACGTGGGCGTTAGTCTACAACACAACATTCGTTAAGCTAGTCGTCAACAACGGTATTCACCCATACATGGTAGACCCTAGTTCAATGGGTGTTCT